CAATCGAATTTGTGTTCAGAAATTATTTTACCAACCAATGAAGAACGAACTGCTGTGTGTTGTTTGTCTTCATTGAACCTTGAAACATATAATGAATGGAAAGACAATGAACTATTCCTTAAAGATGTGGCAGAAATGCTTGATAACGTTCTTCAGTATTTTATTGATAACGCTCCAGATTCAATTGCCAGAGCTAAATATTCTGCGGAACGTGAGCGTAGCATTGGTATTGGCGCTCTTGGGTTTCACGCTTACTTACAACGTAATAAAATTCCTTTCGAAAGTGTCGTTGCGAAAGTAGCAAACAGAAAAATCTTTAAGAATATTAGGGAGAGGTTGGATGAAGCGAATTTACAATTGGGTCAAGAGCGAGGTGCGGCTCCAGATGCTGGTAGCACTGGTAAACGTTTTAGTCATCTTATGGCTATTGCTCCAAATGCTTCTTCGTCTATCATTATGGGAAATACTAGCCCTAGTATTGAACCTTATCGTGCTAATGCTTATCGTCAGGATACGCTTTCTGGCTCACATCTGAATAAGAATCGTTGGTTAGATTATATTATTAAGGAGAAAACAGATGGAGATGAACAAGCTTATGCTGATGCTTGGAGTTCTATTATTGCTAATGATGGCTCCTGCCAGCATCTTGATATTCTTACTGATGACGAAAAAGCAGTTTTCAAAACTTCTATGGAAATTGACCAACGTTGGGTCATCGACCTTGCAGCAGACAGACAAGAATTCATCGACCAAGCACAATCACTAAATCTGTTCTTTAGACCAGATGCACATATTAAGTATATTCACGCCATTCATTTCATGGCATGGAAAAAAGGACTGAAGACACTTTACTACTGCCGTTCCGAAAAGATTGGTAAAGCAGATAAAGTATCTAAGAAAATCGAAAGACAAGTAATTAAAGAACTAGATATGACAGAAATTGCCATGGGTAATGACTGCATAGCATGTGAAGGATAAAAATGAAAAAACTATTAAAATTTTCGGCCACTTGGTGCGGCCCATGTAAATCGTTAGCAAACAACTTCAAACATGTTGATATGGGTGATGTTGAATTAGTTAATATCGATATTGAAGAAGATGAGGCGGCCGCCACCTTTTATAGTATTCGTGGAGTACCAACATTAATTTTATTTGAAGATGGTAAAGAAGTTAAACGTAAAACAGGTGTATTGATGGCCGACCAAATCGAGGAATTCATTAAATGATTAAAAAACACGATGTACGTTTAACTGATGAAAGAACATATTTCAAACCATTCAATTATCCTTGGGCATATGATGCTTGGTTGAAACATGAACAGTCTCATTGGCTTCATACAGAAGTTCCAATGATGGAAGATGTTAAAGATTGGAAGAAGAAACTAACAAATGAAGAAAAGACTTTTCTCACAAACATCTTCCGATTCTTTACTCAAGGAGATATTGATGTTGCTGGTGGATATGTCAACAATTATCTCCCTTACTTTCCGCAACCTGAAGTAAGAATGATGTTATTGGGTTTTTCTGCCCGTGAAGCGTTACATATTGCTGCTTACTCACATCTGATTGAAACTCTCGGTATGCCTGAGTCAACTTACAATGAGTTTCTTGAATACCAGGAGATGAGAGATAAGCATGACTATGTACTTGATATTTCTAACCGGAATGGTACTATCTCTAGTACTGCTGAGCATATTGCTGTTTTCAGCGCCTTTACTGAAGGCATGCAGTTGTTTAGCTCTTTTATTATGCTTCTTAATTTTCCACGCATGGGTAAAATGAAAGGCATGGGACAGATTGTTACATGGTCGATTGTTGATGAAACACAACATGCTGAAAATATGATTAAATTATTCCGTACCTACATAGAAGAAAATAAAGAGGTATGGAATGACGAACTCAAAGGAAAAATCTACTCGATTGCGGAACGCATGGTTGAATTGGAAGACAAGTTTATTGAACTATCTTTCAGCCTTGGCGGAATCGAAGGGTTAACGCAAGAGGAAGTTAAGAAGTATATTCGTTATATTGCAGACCGCCGTTTAATTTCTTTAGGACTTAAAGGTGTGTTTAAAGTGAAAAGAAATCCTTTACCGTGGGTAGAGGAAATGATTAACGCACCAACGCATACAAACTTTTTTGAGAATAGAGCAACCGACTATGCAAAGGGGGCTCTTTCTGGAAATTGGAATGATGTTTGGGCCAATTAAGGAATAAAATGGAAAAATTAGTTTCAGCTGAATGTTCATCTTGTGAATCAACGTATGATGTTTCATATGTTGAGGAGATTGTATCAACCGAATTGCCAGAGCATTGTCCATTCTGTGGAGAACCCATAGATGAACTGTCCATATCAGAAGACTATATAGAAGATAGTGATGATATGGACGATGAGGAATGGACTTAAACTGGCAATACAATAACAATGATTTTACTGAAGATTTGATTGGTGAAAATATAGGTTTTGTTTATCTAATAACAAACTTAACAAACAATCGAAAATACATCGGTAAAAAATTATTTCATTTTTCCAAAACAAAGCAAGTCAAAGGAAAAAAGAAGAAATATAAAGCACCATCCGATTGGCAGACTTACTATGGTTCTAATGAAGAACTAAACAAGGATGTGCAAACATTTGGTGCTGAAAATTTCAAACGTGAGATATTACACCTATGCAAATCAAAAGGCGAGTGTGGTTATCTAGAAACAAAAGAACAATTTACGAATTGTGTACTCGAAAGTGATTCATATTATAATTCATGGATCATGTGTAGAATCAGAAAAACACACATAAAGGATTTAAATGTTGGACAGTCTAAAGTACCTCAAGAATCATAGTTTTGATGTATTGACATTTCTCGAAGGTGAAGAAGATTCACAAATAAAAGTGGAACTAAACAGTTACACAACTCCTGGTGAAAAAGTTGGCGGCAATTCTATTGGTGAAATGTATGATATTATCTTATTTCAAGACCACGAAGAAGATGAGGAAAAGTTCGATAAATTGGACCATTTTGTGGCAATTTTAGGTGATCCTCTGGAATATATTTCTCAATTAATACCAAATGGTTGGTATGGTATAATTGCACGAAAAACAACAACATCGGAACAAATAGTATCTGGATGGCTTGACAACATCAAGTCGGTGTGTTAGAATACAAACATACAGAAACTAAAAAAGGTTTATAATGATTTTAATTGACTTGAACCAAGTTCTACTTGGTGGTTTGATGGCTCAGATTAATGCACAAAAAGGTATCAAGATTGAAGAAGACCTTGTAAGGCATATGATTCTGAATACCTTGCGTTATAACATCAAACAATTTAAAAATGAATATGGTGAGGTCGTACTTTGTTGCGATAACCGTAAATACTGGCGGAAAGAATATTTTCCCTTCTATAAAGCAGGCCGCAAAAAAGCACGTGAAAAATCCGATTTGGATTGGCACCTGATTTTTGACATGCTTGCCAAATTCAAACAAGAACTCCGTGAATACTTTCCATATAAAGTAGTGGATGTTGAGGGAGCAGAAGCTGATGACATTATTGGTACTTTGGTGCCATTGTATGCACCACACCAGAAGATTCTAATTCTTTCTAGTGATGGAGACTTCTTGCAATTACAACGATATGGTTCTAATGTAAAACAATACAATCCTTCAATGAAGAAGTATGTTAAATCTGAGAGTCCTGCTATTGAATTGAAAGAGAAAATCATTCGTGGAGACAAAGGTGATGGTATTCCCAATATCTTTTCACCAAGCGATTGTTTTGTTCGTGATTTGCGACAGAAAGCAATCACTAAGAATGTAATTGAAAAATATCTAAATGAAGATGTTGACAAATGGGAATCTGAGGAAGCACGTGTTGGGTTTTCACGTAATGCAACACTCATTGACCTGACAAACATTCCTGGTGAGATAAAAGATAAAATTATAAATACATACGATACGGTGCCTGTTGCATCACGTTCTGGTTTATTGAACTATTTTATCGAAAAGAAACTTAAAAATTTAATGGACGTAATTGAGGAATTCTAATGAAAAATGTTTATGAAATATTTGATGAGTTTGAAGAAGCTAAAAATAAAAAAGAACGCATGAAGGTAATTGAGAAGAACCTATCAAAGGTACTTGTTGATGTATTACAACTAACATTCCATCCAGATTGGCAATGGAAAATTACCGATGTTCCTGATAACTACACAGGATCCAAATCAACTGTTCCTGGTATTTCACCTTGTCAACTTTCCACCGAAATGAGGAAGTTATACTTGTTCCGTAAAGGTGATTCTACCGCAGAAAAACTAGACGATAGAAAGCGAAACGAACTAATTATTCAATTACTAGAATCCCTAGAACCACGTGAAGCTGAAGTGGTCGTTGGTATCTTCAAAAAAGACCAAGGCGTCAAGGGACTAGATTACAAATTCGTTAAAGAAGCCTTTCCACAACTATTACCATAATCTAAAATGTATTCCATAATTCTTTCTTTGTCCCCGTTTGGGGAGGTGTTTGTTTTTTAAAGTCAAAAAGTAGGAGAAATTAAATTGACTAAGTTGGATAGTAGATTTCGTAGAAACGGAGATTATTCTGAGGACTCCGGTTACGAATCTAGAAAACAGAGATTAGACTCAGTATCAAGAAAAAAGATATTGCGTCAAGTATATGAAGAAGAACTCTTGGAAGAAGATGATTATGAGGATTATGAGGATAATTATCCTCGTAACTAGTGTTGTGCAAAAACAACACATCTATTGACTTTAAAATGTGACTGTGTTATAATCATAATTCTGTTGGAGGTTTTATGATTATTCATGGTACAATTAAGAAGTCTAAAAGAAAGTTAGCACCAAAGAAGGTGCGTGAGGAATACCAGCAATGGCTTGATGAGATAAACAAGTCAATGCCGAAGTTTTCCCATTCCAGTTTCTCTAGTAAGAGTGTTAAAACATTTAACACACCGAAATCTTTTGTCCGAGAAACACCATATTACCCCAGTCTCAATTCGGCAGACACGGGTTCAGCTACTAAAGCACCTCCAAAAGTTTATACTGGTGATAAAGTCATCGGTATTGCAACGCTTCACAAATCAAACGCTGTTCCTGTGTTTAATAACACGGAAGCTGTAGAAATTTCAAGTATGAGAAGATAAAATGCGTAAAAAAGAAACTATTGTTGTAAAAATACAACGTCCTGTGTGTCGTACACCAATTAAACCTTTACAAAAGCATAAAAGTGTAGTAGACTATGCTCGAAAGGTCAAACATCCAAATAAGGAACTGAAAAATGTATTCACCGAGTGAAGAAGCCGAGATTTTAAGAGGAATTGATGAGATTATATACAATCTACAAAAAGTTCCTCTAGACCAAGTCGCTTTTTTTCTTGTAAAAGAGAACACGGAGCTTGCCGTGGAATTAAACAGAGCAATTGATTTACATTTAACACTAAGGAACACTACAGAATGACACAACCGACCAAACCTAACTTGGATTATCTTAAACAACCCATCGATTCCGATGAATTGCAACCTTGGCAGCGCCTAGATATTGTTTTCCACGCTTGGACTAAGAAAAATGATGAACAGCAAGACCTATTCGACAACAATTGAAGACGCTGGAGACGGATCCGG